CTGACGGCTGGCGTGGACGTGCAGCGCGATCGCCTGGAGGCGTCCGTGTGGGCGTGGGGGCGGGACAAGCAAAGCTGGCTGGTGGATCACCGCGTCATCGCCGGCAACCCGGCGCAGGCGGCTGTGTGGGCGTCTCTGGCTGAGATGCTGGATGAGCAATGGCGGCACGAGGGCGGCGGCGGCATGGGCCTATCGCTGATGGCCGTGGGCTCTGGCGACGGCATGACGACGGCCGAAGTTTACGCCTTCGCGCGTCGGCATGGGCCGCGCGTCATCGCCATCAAGGGCCAGGACGCGCTGCGCCAGGCTGTCGGCGCGCCGGCCAAGACGGAATTGCGCCAGCGTGGCACGCGGCTCGGCGGCATGAAAGTGTGGCCGGTTGGTTCGTCCTACCTCAAGGGCGAGACGTATGGCTGGCTGAAGCTGGACGCGCCAACGCTGGAAAGCGGCGCGGCGTTCGCGGCTGGCTATGTGCATCTGCCGGTGCATGTGGCTGGCGAGGAATATTGCCGGCAGCTCACTGCCGAGCAGCTTGTGGTGCGCGCGTCCCGCAATGGGTTCAAGCGCATGGAGTGGGTGAAAACCCGCGAGCGCAACGAGGCGCTGGACTGCCGCGTGTATGCGCGCGCCGCCGCTGCGGCGATGGGCATGGACTCGTGGCAGGCCGCACGGTGGCAGCGGCTTGCGGATGAAGCGGCAGACGCGCCGAAGCCGATCATCTCAACAACGGCTGTGGAAGCGCAGCCGGCGGCGCAGATGACGAAGCCGGTTCCGGTATCGCAGCCATCGCGCGAGCGTTCGGACTGGTTCGGCGGCGGGCGGGATAGCTGGTTTTGAGGAGGCGTTGATGGCCGCAGAGGATGAGATTGCGAGCCTGGAGACGCAACTCGGCACTGGCGTCGTGCAGGTGCGGCACTCCGATGGCCGCATGGTGCAGTATGCCACCACCGACGAGAAGCTGAAGGCGCTGGGCTACCTCCGGACGAAGGCCGTGGGTTCGTTCCAGCGGACAACGCTGCTGGCTTTCGTCCGCGACTGACATGCTCGAAACCCTGATCCGAACCGTAGCGCCGGAATGGGCACTACGGCGCGCCGCCGCGCGCGCTGCGATGGTGCCGCTGGCGCGATACGACGCGGCGCGGGTGAGCCGGCGCACGCGCGGATGGCTGGCGCCGAGCACCAGCGCGAACAAAGAGACGGAGTTTGATCTGGTCCGGCTGCGGGACCGTTCGCGCGATCTCGTGCGGAACAACCCGTATGCGTCGGCGGCGCTGGATATCCTCGTGTCCTATCAGGTGGGCACCGGCATCGTCCCGCAAAGCCGCACGGGTGACGCGGGGCTGGATCGGCAGGCCAACGCGCTGTGGGAAGCGTGGAGCCGGCACGCGGATGGCGCGGGCCGCCATGACATCTACGGCCTTATGGCGCAGGTGGCGCGCACACGCGCCGAAGCCGGCGAGGCGCTGGTTCTGAAGCGGCCGCTGTCCGCGGCTGAAGCGCGGCGCATCGGCACGCCGGTGCCGTTCCAGCTTCACGTATGGGAGCCGGATCACCTTGATCCGCTGCCGTCGCTGGTGCGCGCCGAGGATTGGGTGCAGGGCGTCCGGCTGGATACGTGGGGCCGCCCGGTCGCCTATCGCGTGACGAAAGCGCATCCCGGCGATGAGGGCATTCCTGGCCAGGTGGTGGAAATGTCCGCCGACTGGCTGCTGCACATCTACCGGCAGGATCGGCCGGGACAGGTGCGCGGCGTGCCGGATTTGGCGCCGGTGATGACGCGGCTGCGGATGCTGGACGAATACGAGGACGCCACGCTGATGCAGGCGCTTTCGCAAGCGTGCGTCGCGGCGTTCGTCACCAGCTCAGCCGACGCTGGCGCCGGGCCGATGGAAGCGCCGGCCGACACCGGCGCGAAGTCGCTGGCGCCGGGCATGGTCGAGCGGCTGCTGCCGGGCGAGGATGTGTCTTTCCTGACGCCGAGCGGCAGCGGGCCGTTTGCCGAGTTCGCGCGCCACCAGCTTCGCGCGATCGCCACCGGCTTCGGCCTCACATACGACCTTGTGACGGGCGATCTGTCGCAGGCCAACTATTCCAGCCTCCGCGCTGGCCGGCTGGCGTTCAAGCGGCGGCTGGAAGCGGCGCAATGGCTCCTGCTGGTGCCGCAGCTTTGTCAACCCGTGTGGGATGCCTGGGTGCGTGCCGCGCAGTCTGTCGGCGCCCTGCCGTTGCGCGATGGCCCGTGGCCGGTCGAATGGCCGCCGCCGCGGTTTGAGATGGTTGATCCGCTGAAGGACACCACGGCCATCCAGCAGCAGCTCCGACTTGGCCTGATTACCTGGGGCCAGGCGGTGGCCGAGATGGGTTGGGACGCGGAGCGGCAGGCGGCGGAAATCGCGCGCTGGAACGCGGCGCACGACGACGCCGGCCTTGTTTTCGACGGAGACGCGCGCCGCGTCGGCAAGTCCGGCTCGGCGCAGGACGCGGCGCAGTTGGCGGCCATCGAGATCGGCGCCACGGGCGCGGCGCTGCCGCAAGGAGGCACTAATGGCAATTGAGATGCGCGACACCGGCGCCGCCGTGTCGATGGCGCTGCACGGCGATGTGGGCGCGGAAATCACGGCGCAGGGCGTGGCGACGGCGCTGAAAGCGGCCGGCAACAAGCCGCTGACAATTTCCGTTCACAGCTACGGCGGCGACGCGATGGCCGGCGTTGCTATCCACAACATGCTGGCGCGCCACCCGGCGCAAAAGACGGTGGTTGTGGACGGCATTGCGGCCAGCGCCGCCAGCCTGATTGCCATGGCCGGCGATCGCATCGTCATGCCGTCCAACGCCTTCCTGATGATCCACAACGCCAGCGGCCTCTCCTACGGGACGGCGGCCGACGCGCGCGATGTGGCGGACATTCTGGACAACATCTCCGCAGCCTACCGCCGCACCTACGCGGCCAAGACGGGGCTGCCGGAGGACGAAATCGGCGCGCTGATGGACGCCGAAACGTGGCTCACGGCCGACGAGGCCGTTGCCAAGGGCTTCGCTACCGAAGCCGCGGAGCCGGCGGAAATCCGCATGGATGCAAGCCGCCTCCTGTCGATGCCTAACCTTCCGGCTGCCCTGGCGGCCATCACAAGGCCGGCCGTGCCGGCTCTAGTAGAGGAGCAGCGGGCTATGGAACCCGAGGCGAACATTGTCCAGCCGCCCGTGATGGCGGCTCCCACCGTGCCGGCTCCCGTTGTGCCGCAGGCTCCGGCGCCGGCCTCGCTGGCCGATCTGGAGGCCGTGGCGGCCCGCGCGCGTCTCGGCGCTGAGTGGGTGCTGGCACAGATGAAGGCTGGCGCAACGCTGGATCAGGCGCGTGACGCGGCGCTGGACGCCGTGGCGTCTCAGGCTCCGCAGGCGTCCGTGGCGCCGCGCGTGCAGGTGATCCGCGACGAGGCAACCACGCGCCGCGGCCTGATGGCTGAGGCTCTGGCGCACAAGGCCGGCCAGCCGAACGCGGCGCTGTCCGAAGGCGCCCGCCAGTATCGGCACATGACGCTGATCGACATGGCGCGCGAGTGCCTGGAGGCCACCGGCACCCGCACCCGCGGCATGTCCAACATGGAAGTGGCGCAGCTTTCGCTGGCTGGCGGCCGCTACACCATGGCCGGCGAGCACAGCACTAGCGACTTCCCGAACATCCTCGCCAACACCGCCAACAAGGCGCTGCGGGCGGCCTATGAGGAAGCGCCGCGCACGTTCCTGCCGTGGACGCAGCGCATGGACCTGCCCGACTTCAAGGACTTCAAGAGCCTGTCGCTGAACGCCGCCGCCAGCCTCCAGCCGGTGGCGCAGGGTGGTGGCATCAACTACGGCACCATTGGCGAGGGCGCCGAAACCTGGGCGCTGGCGCGCTACAACACCGGCCTGGCGATCACCTACGTCGCCATGATCAATGACGATCTCTCGGCCTTCAACCGCATCCCTGGCCAGATGGCGCAGGCTGCGGCGCGGCTGGAGAGCGATCTGGTGTATGCCCAGCTCCTGGCCAACGGCAACATGGGCGACGGCGGCGCGCTGTTCAACGCGACGGCCATCACCACGGCCGGCGGCCACGCCAACCTCTACACCGGCGCCACGTCCGACCTGACGCCGGACGCTGACGGTGTGGCGGCTGTGGGCAAGCTGGAGGAATACCTGGGCGTGCAGCGCGCTCCCGGCACCAACTCTGCCATGGGCCTGCGCGGCCGCTACCTTCTGGTGCCGACTGCGCTGGGCACGGTGGCGCGCCAGATGTTTGAAGGGGGCTATGTCGCCGCCTCGCCGTCTGTCGTGAACCCGTATGGCGCGCAGTATCAGGTGATCCTGGAACCGCGCCTCCAGCTCGGCGTGACGATCGGCAAGACCACCAACGCCGGCAGCACGACGGCCTTCTACCTGGTGGCGGACGGGATCGACACCGTTCACTGGGGCTACCTCCGCGGCGAAGCTGGGCCGACGATCCAGTCCACCGTAGATTTCGACACCGACGGCATGAAGCTGAAGGTGAGCCACAACTTCGGCGCGAAGGCCGTGGAGTGGCGCGGCATGGCCAAGTCGGCCGGCGCCTAAACCACATGACGGCGGCGGGATGACACCCGCCGCCTGATCCCTTCAAGCCAATCGTGGAGACATACCCATGGCAACCAACTACAAGGGCGACGATGACAAGATCACCGTCGTCGCGCCGCATGACGTGGTGAGCGGCCGTTTCGTCGTCGTCAACAGCACCACCGGCTTCGGTGGCGTGGCCCAGGCCAACGCAGCCTCCGCGGCTGACGTGGTGATCCAGGTGGGCGGCGTCTACCAGTTCGCCAAGGCGAACGCGGCCTCGACCTCGGCCACCGCTGGCGCCGCGGCGTATTGGGACAACACCAACGCCGCCGTTACCATTTCCGCCACCAGCAACACCAAGATTGGTGTGTTCGTGGCGGCTGTGGCCAACACCGACACCACCGCGCAGGTTCGTCTCAACGAGGCGTTCTGATCCGTGGCGGTTCGCGACGACGCGCCGGCGATCGAGCTGAAAGGCCCGGTCGCCGGCGTGATGATCGGCACGCCGATGTATGGCGGCGTTTGCTATGACGCTTTCCTGCTTGGCGTGTTCGACCTCCAACAGCAATGCCACAAGCTCGGCATTTCGCTGTCTCTCCACACCATCCGCAATGAGAGCCTGATCCCGCGCGCACGCAATCGCGTGTTGGCGGACTTCATGGACAGCACGGCATCCCACCTCGTTTTCGTGGATGCGGATATCGGCTTTGACGGCCGCGACGTGCTGCGGCTGGTGGCGCATGGCCTGCCGTTCGTCGGTGGGACATATGCCAAGAAAAACCGCCACCACTACGACCCGGCTTTCGTGCCGCTCGCCAAGCCGGCGAAGGTGCAGCCATCCGGCCTTGTCGAAGTGGCCTGCCTGCCCGGCGGCTTCATGTGCCTGACGCGCGATGCCGTTCATCGCCTTGCCGGCGCGTATCGCGATGCCTGGTATTACGACGGCGGCACCGGCAACCGGCGCATTCACGATCTCTGCGCCACCTACACCGATCCGACGACGCGGCAATACTGGAGCGAGGACTACGCGCTTTGCCAGCGTTGGCGCGAGATCGGCGGCGCGTGCTGGCTAGACCCATTCATCCAGCTCACCCACAACGGGACGACGGTGTTCGAAAGCGATCCGGTGACGGTGTTCGCCGAGGCACCCGCAAAAGGAGGCAAGCGCAAATGACGGCGTTTGCTGACTCCCTGGCCACCCTCCACGCCGATCCGAACATGGCCGAAGCCGCGTCCTACCGCCGGCCGCCGTGGCCATGGGCACCGGCACGCATCATCCGCACCTCCCCGAACGAGATCATGGGCGGCCTCGGCGGCCCTGGCGCACGTGCCGGCTACCTCTACGCCGACGTGCTCACTGCGGCGCTGGCCTACACGCCGCAGCGCGGCGACGAGGTGAAGCTGGGCGCCATAGTCTACACCGTCGAGGACGCCGAGCGCGACACGCTGGGCCTGTCTTGGCGGCTCACCTTGTCGGCGCTGATGCCATGAGCACGCCACTCCGCGAGGCGGCGCTGGCGGCCATTGCCGCGCGTCTCACAGCACAGCTTTCCGGCGTCACCGTCGAGCGCGCACGCCGCGCGCCTGTGGACACCGACACCGAACACCTGCCGCGCGTGGTACTGACCGCCACCGACTGGACGGCGGACGAGACGGCCGAGCCACTGGCCACCCACTACACGCTGGCTTTCGTGGTGTCCGGTTACGTCCGCGGCTCCAGCGATCTGGCCATTGAACAGGGCCTGTCCGCGCTGCACGCGCGCGTGGTGGCGGCGCTGGCTGGCTGGACGCCCGCCGTCTCTGGCGTGGGCGACGTGGCCGAGGATGGCGCCGAAATCCGGCTCTACGACGCCGACGAGAGCGCCAAGCCGGCCGGCGAGTTTGCGGCGCGGTTCAGCGTCCTCTGCATTGGCGGCTTGGGCACTCCCTACGCCGCGTAGCCTCATCTGGCCTTGGGCAAGCCTGACCGCAGCGCCGTGACGGCGCCGCTTTCCCTTCGATGGAGCCTCGCATGTCCACGAACCTGGTGCGGATGAAGTTCGCGGCCGTTGCCGCCAAGATCGAGACGACGGTTGGCACCGACGCCATCGCCGGCACTCCGGCTGCCTCCGACTGGATCGGCACGGACTGTGAGGTGCAGTTTGACCCGCAGGTGATCGACATCCCGGAATACAACGGCTCGCTGGACCGTTCCGCCGGGATCGTCGGCGGCCTGCGTCCGCGCCTGCGACTGCGGATGCCGCTGCGTGGCTCTGGCACCGCCGGCACCGCGCCGGAGTGGGGCAAGCTGCTGCGCTGCTGCACGTTCTCCGAGACTGTGACGAGCTCCGCCGTGGGTGCGCCGACTGCCGCCACCGCCGGCACCACAACCACCGTCACCGCCGCCACGCCGTTCGGCACTACGGCGCAGCAATATCGCGGAATGCCGCTGATCGTCACCGGCACCGCGGCCACCACGACGGGCATCATCGACTACACCGCCGGCCGCGTGATTACCGTGGGTGAGACGGCCAGCACGGCCTTCACCACGGCGTCGTTGCTTCAGGTGCCGATCAACGTACTCTACAGCCCGACTTCAGATGAGAGCGTCTACAAGACGGCCACCATCTACTTCTACGCGGATGGCCTGCTGTGGACGTTCACGGGTGCGGTGGGGACGGCCTCCATCGAACTCACCACCGGCGGCATCGGGTTCATCAGCTTTGAGCTGCGCGCGCAGTTCGCCACCAAGTCCGCCACGGCTCTCCCGGCCGGCGCGGCAACAGCGGCCAACACGCGCGTGGCCGTGGTGCCGCCGCGCTTCGTGGCCGGCAAGTGCCAGCTCAACAAGGCGCTGGCGCAGGTGCGGACGCTCTCGATCGGCGCCGGCGTGAACGTGATCCTGCCGGACGATCCTGAGAGCGCGGAAGGCTACGGCCCGGCGCTGCCGGTCGAGCGCGACACCGCCGGCACGCTCGATCCCTACATGAACACCAGCAACTCGGTGTCTCTGTTCACCGCCTTTCGCGCCGGCACGGCCATGAGCCTCATGGCCATCATCGGCAGCACGGCCGGGAACCGCATGCTTCTCACCGTGCCGCTCGCCAAGGTGGTGGGCATGGACCCCGGCAACCGCGAGGGCCTGGGCCAGCACGGCATCAGTTTCCAGGCGGACGGCGCGGACGCAGCTTTCTACATCTCCCACTTCTAACCCGGAGCCTTCATGGCCGACGAAACGCCTGTGGTGTTCAGCGCGCGTGAGACGGAGTGGTTTACACCTCCCGGCTCGCCGCGCTCCTACCTCCTCCAGCCGCTCACCTACCGCGAGCGTTCCGCAATGCGTCGCGAGCTGCGGCGTGTCGGCGGCATTCCGCCGGAGCGTGCGGCGCTGCTGGAGGGCATGCGCGAGGCGTTGCGCCAGGTGCAGCCGGCCAATCTGGACGCCTGCCTCGCCATCGTGGACGAGGCCGAGGCGACGCCGGACGATGCCGGCGTCCAGGCGCGGCTGGCGCTGGTGGAGCAGGCGGTGGTGGACGTGCCCGCCTATGCGGCGCTGACGGACGCGCAGGTGCGCCACAACGACGCGGTGCCCTACGTGGCAGCCCGGCACGGCTTGCGCGACTGGCGCGGGCCGGGACTGCCGGACTTCGCGCGCGTGGATGGCGCGGTGCCGGAGCATCTGCTGGAGGAGCTGCCGGCGGCCGAGATCGGCATCGTCGGCTGGCGTGCCTATGTCCTGGCCATGCTGGGCCGGAGTGCGGAGGGAAACTCCGTGGCGCTCTCGCCGTCGCCCGAGAGCCCGACGCCTACGCCGGAGGGCTGAGGCCCGTTGATGGCAGCGACTGGCTCGTGGCTGGCGAGCCTTGGCCGGGCGACAATCCACGGCTCACGATCGGCCCGGAATGGCACGAGTTCGTGCGGCTTTGGGCGGCATGTCGCGGTGAGGCCGGCACCGCTCACTGGCCGGACGCTGGCGGCGTGGCGGATCAAGCGGCGTGGGTTGTCGATGCGTTCGCCACGCTCACGTCCATCGACGCCGACATGCGCGAGGCTGATCGCAAATTGCGAGGGCGCGGATGAGCCTTTTACACGCGAGCGTTACCGGCAACCTTCGCGCCGCCATGGATCAGCAGGTGCGGCAGGTGGCCGGTGCGCTGCGGCGCGCAGTGGCGACGGCCGGCAAGCAGACACAGGACGACTTGCGCGCACAGGCGCGCGGTGCCGGCTTCCGCGACGGCGGCCGTGCGCTGGCGAATAGCTGGCGGCTGAACGTCTACCCACGGCCCGGTGTTGGCGCTACGTCGCTGCGGCCGGCGGCGTTGGCGACGAGCCGGATGGCCGACGTGGTGCGGATTTTTGAGACGGGCGCGGTGATCCAGGCCAAGGGCCGGCGCTACCTCGCCATTCCGACGCCGGTGAACCGCGTGGGCAACCGCCGCAGCAATGACGGCCAGTTTCCCGTGCGCGTGACGCCGCAAGAGATGTTCCGCGCCGGCGGCTTTGTCCGGCCGACTGACAATCCCGCCGTCAAGCTGTGGTGTCTGCCGCTGCGCACCGAGACGACGAAGCGCGGCCGCATCCAGCTATTTGCGGGCCGCTATGCGCGGGTGCTCACGGGCAACCGTAAGGGCGCCGAAGCCATGCGCCGCCAGTTTGCTGCCGAGCGGAGGTTTGTCCCGATGTTCTTCCTGATGCGCCAGGTGTCGCTCCGCAAGCGGCTGAACGTGGCGCAGGTGGAAGCACGCGCGCCGGCCCGCTTCGCGTCGGCGGCGCAGACTGAACTGGCGAGGGTGGCACGATGAGCGGTAGCCGTCCCACCGTTGGCATCCGCATCTCGGCCGAGGGTGCGGAGCAGGTAAAGCGCCAGCTCGAGGCGCTTGGCCCGGCCGGCGAGCGCGCATTTCAGACGATCCAATCTGCCAGCCGGAACGCGCAACCCGAGTTTCAGAAGCTTGGCACGTCGGTTGACGTGGTGCAGCGCGCTTTCATCGGCATGGGCGGCTCGCTCGGCAGCGTCGGCTCCGTGTTCACCGGCGTGTCTGCCGTGGCTGGCGGCCTCACCACGGCCATCGTGGCGCTCGGCGCGGCTGCGGCTACCAGCGCCGTCGCGATCGCCAAGGCCGGCGACGAGGCCAACGCCACACTGGCCCGGCTCGCGTCGTCCACCGGCGGAGTGGCTCAGGCGACGCAAGTCTACGAGCAGCTTTTCAAGCTGTCGCAGCAAACCGGCGTAGCGGTGGCAGAGAGTGCTGGGGCGTTCTCCCGGTTCTCGGTGGCAGCCAAGGAAATCGGCGGCACCAATGCTCAGGTGCTGCAACTGGTGTCCGGCATCCAGAAGGCCGGCATCGTGGCGGGCACCAGCGCGGCCGAGGCGGCGGCGTCGGTGCAACAGCTTGGCCAGGCGCTGGCTTCCGGCACGCTCCAAGGCGACGAGCTGCGCTCTTTGCTGGAGAACATGCCGCAG